AGCAAAATCGTATACATAGGCGCTGTTTCCATCGGATGAGTCTTGCTGGTGCAATTGATTCGCCCAAACATTATCCCATTTCTTTCCGGAAGAACCGAGACTTTGACCCTCATCGGTATCCGGAAGCCAATCTCCATCACATTCAAACCCTGAACCAATATCTTTAATATCCCTACCGCTTGGCCAAGTAATGGCCGCGCCTGAATTAGAAAAGTTCAAATCCCCGTTACTATTGAATCTCCACATATTCACCCCATTTTTCGTCAAATAAATATCATCAACTGTATTTAGGATTAAACTTCCCCCGGCATCAGCATATATGGTAGCCACTACCGTATCTCCATTTAACAATTCAATCTTATTGGTATTCCCGTTTACCCTTATTCTATATCCGGAAAGAGCTGTCTGAAGTATTCCACCTGTAACCGTACCTATCGTCCCTGAAGCGGCCGATAGTGTCCCAGAAAATGTAGCGTCTCCATCTGTTTCTAAAGCGAAAGTATTTACTCCGGCTTTCTTTGCCAAAATTCCAGTTGGAGAAATCCATATCCCATTATCGTTGTCAGTCTTAATGGCGATTGCCCCACTTGCTCCAAAAGTAAATTCGGCTAGGATTTCTTTGGCGACTGTATTTAGTTTGGAATTTATCAACTCGATAATATCGGTAACGGATTTAGTATTGATAATGGCGTTCCCATTGGCATCTTTAATGACAACATTAGCCCCGGCTGAAGCCTCAATTTCCTTGACGTTTTTTAAGTATCCTTCAGACGTCAAATCGTCCATCTTCGGTTCAGTTTGTTTTAGATAAAATTCAGACATTTACTTTATGTGATTATTTTGGTATTATTTATATGCGAATTGGATTCAGCTTTTCGCTAAAATATGCTGGATATGTAGCTGAATCCTACGTGTCCGGCATTTTTTAATTTGTAATAAAAACCTATGGAATTTAAAAAATGTATCAAATGTGGAAAAATATTTTTTAAACCTGATTATGAGTGGATTGGAACATTTAATAATAGAAAATATTGTAGTCTTGCTTGTTGTCATAAAGATAAAAAAAGTGAGGACATTTCAGGAAAAAAATTTGGTAAATTAACTGCAATGAAATTTGTCAAAAGCGATAAAAATAATACTATTTATTGGCTTTTTAGATGTGATTGTGGGAATGAGAAAATCTGTAAAAAAGGTTCAGTAAAGGCGGGATATATAACCAGTTGTGGCTGTTTTCATTCTGAAAGAGTGATAGAAAGATTAACCACTCACGGGCAAACAAATACGGGGTTTTATCAACGTTTTATGGGAATTTTGCGTAGGTGCAATAATCAGAAGACTTGGAACTATAATCGTTATGGTGGTAGGGGTATAAAATGTCTATGGAGTGATTTCATAGAATTTAAGAGGGATATGTATGATAGTTTTCTAGAAGCTTGCCGGCTCTATGGAGAACGGTATATCAGTATAGACAGGATTGATAACGACGGAAATTATTGTAAAGCGAATTGCAGGTGGGTAACCGCCAAAATGCAGGCGGGTAATAGGAGAAAACGGCTAACATTCATCAAACGCAAACACAAACATTAAAATTATCAAAGAACTAATTATCTTCCAACAGAATAACTAATCTATCGTTTTCTTCTTTAACTTCTATAACTTTCTCGTTTTCTTTTTTTAACTTTTTGACATACTCCAAGCCCAGGGATTTTTTTTGCTCCCTTGTTTCTTGACCAGGACTTGTTTTCAGATTCCAATAAACTGTTTTCATAGTAGTGAAATTAACCTAATTTTTGGTACTTTTTCGACTGCTGGCGAACCTTCGCTATATGGGGTTAAAGTAATTTTAGCCTGGCCATATACGCATTCTTTCTCTCCCCCATCAAAACTGACTGTTCTGTGTATCGTGTCAAGTATAGGCGTTTTTGTAGCGTATACACCATTGTTTATTTTGGTTGATATGGTAATTCCACTTGGATTGTCTTCATAAAGCACGATTGAATTATTGAATTGCCTTGGCATTTCTGGTGTTTCTATGGTAGCTATAGCACGGCTAGTTCCAACTTTGTCCACTCCCGTTCCTCGATGAACTAGCAATTGGTCTGCTTGTACCAGTAACGAAGCAATTGTCCCTGTAGTAACTGTGTATTCTTTGCAGAAAGCCCATTCTAAATCCTTATCCTCTCGATGAATGGAATAACACTTATTGGCATTAGCAAACAAGGCTCGTCCTTTATAAACGCAACTCATTTGTTCTCCTAGGGCGGTGGTTATCCCTCTAATCTTTCCAAATTTCTTCATTCGCAGTCCTGACCAGTAATAAAATCTGCCTTCTGTGCCACATTGAGCAAGAAGTAATCCATCTAGTTGGATAAAGCAATTTACCCCTATCTCAAAAATTTCCGATTCTAGTGTCCACGAAGTGTTTACGGAATCCCACAAGAAAACTTTGCAATAGCTGACGTTAGTTCCTATGTACGTGCCTATTAGTAAATCGTCTCCTAGACTCTTGATTGCAGTTCCGATGAATTGAGCTGGTAGCGATAATTCATTAGCAGAAAAGGCATTAGCCGCATCTATTCTAGCGGCGTATCTTCCATCCAGTATATACAGACAATTTGCGTGTTCCTCCGCTCCCCTGGCGTTGCTATTGGTAAATGTTGCAAAACTATCACTCCAGGTTGAGCTTAAATCGTAGTAGCCCAATTTATTACTTACCCAATAAAATAGATATCCATTAAAATATCTGCACCCCCTATGAGCCGTATTAGTGTTTGTATGCACCAGTGAATATGTCCCATCGGATACTGCTCTTTTCCATATTTTCCCTGTTGTTTTAGAACATAAATACACATCTCCGGTTGGCACTATTGCTGAAAAACAAGCCTCTGATGGAGTATTTGAATCGGATATTAGGGCTAGCTGTGGCTGAACCAATCCAACTTCCGAATGAATATCACAATTATCCAAATCGTAAAATTTGTTCTGGTCGAGTTTTCCCAAACCCGACTGACCCCGCCACCATTCTCCATAAACTAAATTTTTATTATCACTTCTTGCCATTTATTTAAGTTTAGTTATTGCATCCGACCCCTCATCCTTTTCTTCTGAATTTTCACAATGGCCATCCGGTTTATGTTGCCATTGGAACATCCAATCAACGATTCTTTCCATCCAACTTTCTCTATAATGCTTTCCTAATCTTGATGATATTGTTTCGTCCGGATCACCGAGAAATATCGTATTTACGAACTGGTCAATGGATATTAAAATATTTCGGATGTATTTTTTTATCATTGCAATCCATTTATACTTTTTATACTTCCTATCGCCAATCCATTGACAGATTTTATACTAGCTAGTGCTAAACCATTGACAGATTTTATTTCAGAAGCGTAAGTCTTGAAATAATGGTCGTAAGTTTGTGCTGTCCAAGAGGTGCCGTTATTTAATGAGTAAGCATTATTTCCTCCTGTATATGTTTCTCCTGTTAATGTTCCGTCAATTATATAGTAGTTAGGTTGCGAACTTTCTACTGCATCGTCCCTTGATACTAACCAATATTTCGTTGATACGGCGAGCGGACAACGCAATATGACTTCTATCTCTCCGTTAGAAAAAGCATTCCATTGTGCTGGCGTGAATGACTTTGTAGCCAAGACTGTCGATGATGGGAGATTGGAACTATCCGTTCTTATTTCAAAAACTAAATTTCCAGTAGGAGTTCCGATTGTAGTTACCTTTTTGACAATAACTGAATATAAATTAGCCTTTGCAGTAGTAAACGATTGCGCACGAGCAAGTTGAGGAGCGCCACCATCACGTCCTCCAATTTCCATTGTTACCCCTGTTAATGTTGCTGATTGGTCTAATACTGCCATAAATTTAGACGTGAACCATATAATCATCACTTGGATTAAAAAATAACTCATCAGCGGTATTCGCAAATCCAATCACTCTTATGCAAGCGTCAGCCGTAGTTGGTTGAGCAACCACAATCGCCCCAGCCGTTTCGGACATATAAACAGGAGAACCGATAGTCATTGTTGGAAATTGAGCGTCTGCCCTTATCTTTCCGAAAACTAACATCTTCGTTGCGTCCCCATCGGCGTTAGCCGCTAAAACGCATATGCCTAATTTCTTATCATATCCGGCGGATAAATTAGCGTCTACCAGTTCCCATCTTGAATCGGAAGCCTGAAAATAACACAATTGTCCAAAAGCTATTGCAGAACCAGCTATGCCAGCATCTAGTGTTCCACAATACTTTCCATCAGCCGAAAGTGCGTCATCAAATCTGATAGCTGAATTTTCTCCGTGCAGTAATTCACCAGTTAATGTTCCTCCACTTAAAGCAAGATATAACGTATCAAAATAAGTTTTGAGAATAGACTTCACATAAGCCCAAGTCAAAGTCTTTAGCACATTAGACGCTTCTGTATCAATAATCGCCAGTTTATCAGCATCGACCATTGTGGTTTTCGCAGATGAACCGTGAATAGAAGACCCAACATTTCCAGCATCAGTAACATCAGCAGAAGTTTCTATGCCTGCCAATTTAGTTTTTTCAGTAGAAGAATATTGTTTATAAGTAGCACCATCTCCTATATCATCTTGCGTTGCATCTGCTCCTGAAGTAACCAAACCTTTTGCATCGTAAGTTATTTTAGTTTTAGTAGCACCCGATATTCCAGCATTGGCGGTTACTTTAGTCCCAATCGCAGTTTCATATTCATCAAATACTGCAACCGAAGCAATGAGCATAAAACTATCTCCTATTTCCCACTGTTTGGCAGAAGTATTTTCTTGGGCGCGGGTAATTGTAAATTTGTCTTCGTTTCCAGCTCCTGTTTGCCTATAAGCCACGATTATTTCCCTACTTGGGTCGCTACCTGGGGCGGCAAAAGCTGAACCCCAAATAACACCAACGAAAGTATTTCCTGAACCAACCGCAGGGAATAATGAACCATCGCTAGTAGTAACTGTAAATTCAGTTCCAGCTATTAGTAGTTGTGTCGCCAATTCACTTTTAGAAAAATTTTTCTTTTTGTACATATTTTTTTATGCTTCAGGTTTATCAATATTTGACCAAATAGTATTTGGCTTATTTACATTCGTGTAAGTTGGTGCTGATGGCTTATCTGAATCTATCCATAATCTTATTCTCCTGATTAGCGTTATCGTTGATGAAATTGAACTAGATATAACCCTTTTTAGTGTTAATGTTGCTGATACAAAACTTCTAATGGTTCTTTTTAATGTGGAAGTTGCTGAAACATAATTCCTTATCGTCCTCTTGAATGTTTCTGTATCGGTTACATATCCCCAAATAACTCTTTTTAACGTTTCTGTTGTGCTTACAAAATTTCTGACTGTCCGTTCAAGTGTTTCAGTGGTGGATAAGAAATTTCTGATAGTTCTTTTAAGGGCTGACGTGGTAGATACATAACTTTCAATCGCTCTTTTCAATATTACTGAAACAACAACACTCAAAAATGACGCTCCACTGTCTCCTATTTGTGCATTTCCTATTGAGTGATTTCCTATTATATATTTATTTGAAGCTTGCTTCCCTTTGATAAATTTTCAAACATCCATAAAGGTTGCAAATTCCTATAATTACAAGTTAATTTTTTACATATCCTATGCCTCCGTTTCTCCTTTTATAGCAACAGTAACCGCATCATTGACGGCGGCCGCACCTGCAGTTATATCCCATTTTACCCAAATTCCTTTTGAAGCACCTGGTGCTATGTCGCCTATTGATAACGCATTTCCTATTCCATCGGCGGTACTGAAAGTAACTGCTGGGTCTGGTGCAGTATCTTCATTGGCGATTGTATCCATTGGGCTTCCATCTTCCAGTGCCAAACCGATTTTTACTTCTGTGCTTCCACTCGGCGTATTGGAACTGATATAAATTACAACGCTTTTATAGGTTAAGGTAGCGTGGGTGTTTTTAATAAAAAACCCACGATACTTTATTGAGCCAGCATCAGCTTCAGAAGCGGGTGCTAATGCGAATAGGTTGTTCAGCGTATTATCGACTACTTCTGTTGAACTTATTACGCCTCCTAAAGAAGCCGCTGGATTGCTATTTCCAGCACCACCAGAAAGGTATTTTTTTACATCACTTGCTACGATTGCCATATTTTTTGTTTAAATTATTTATAACTCGGATAACTAACTGTAACCCTCTTATTTCCTTTGAACTGATTTTTGTAAAAATCATCAAACTTATTTTGCATACCCCCTTTTCCTACTAGGAATCTTTCATACTGAACTTTCTGATGCTTGTCGGCGTGCATAATATATTCCAACTCTGCCAAATCATAGGCCAGAATACCTTGTAGGTTTTCTTCTATCTCCGATGGTGCGGTGTCAGCTGTAAAATCGGCTTGTCTCTTTTCGTATTCGATATATATTCCATTTGTTATATTTCCTGATGTGTTTTTTACTGGCCTGATTCGGAAGGAATTACGAAAGAAATCAACCCTTGGGTTTTCGGTCGAAAAAATATCATCAATATCTTCATCTTTATATTCAGTCAGCACATTTTCAGCCTGGTCATAAACCCTAGCCTTTTTCCAAGTGATTCCATCAAAAGAAACTTCCAATCTTACTGGTCGGAGCAAATTGCTAGGGAAAGCGTATTCGCCATTGTATCCATTATTCCCCGAAGACAATCCGACTGTAGAAATAAGGTCGGTAGTCGCCTTTTGCATTGTGGCGTTTTTGTCCACTGCCAGTTTTATAATATCCAACACTCGAAGTCCATAAAGAGTATTCAGACGTTCCAAAATTTTAGTAGCGTTGGCATCCAAAAAATTTCCAGAATTGGTGTTGGAAAGGATATATGCGTTTTCAATTATTTTTGAGCCTATCATAAGTAAGTCTTTATAAATTTATTAACCGCCTTTTCCCAAGTGTAATCTTTAGGGTCAGCGTCTTCAGGAAAATTATTGCCCATATCGTGAGTATGGATTATGCACCCACTAGCCTTGGCTTCCAGTATTGGCAGACAAAATCCTTCTGATAGTGAATGTTTATAAAAATGCTTTGCTCGCTGATATATCTTTGGTATTTCTTCTATCGGTGGGTTGGTTATTGTTTCTATCCCAGGAATATTTTTTGTTTCCCTTCCCAACCAGACTATTCTTTTATGGCCATCTTTTTTTGCTTCATTTATGGAGTGCTGGACATTCTTGTTAAATTCTGGTGTGCCTTCTACCAATGCGTCAATGTCCCTTTCCAGCCCGTGATTAACAAAAAATCTTTCGTGTATCCCATTAGGTATTATCGTTCCTTGTCGCTCTGTCCATCCCAAGGCATAGGAAGAAACAGCCATCATTTCCCAATTCTTCCTATGCCTGATTTCGATGCATTTTTGTTTTAAACTTCCATCATAAAAATGTATATCTTTTCCTTGAATAAACTGCACTTTCCTTCCTTTGTAATTTTCCAGTTTAGGAACTTGCATCCACCAGTTTGCGACAATCAAATCTTCATCTGTAAAATTAGCTAGTTCTTCAATCGGTTTGGGCGTAATATCGTAAAAATCCCTTAATCTGTTGTCTTTTGAATAATTGGCGTAAATATCGGCTTCATATCCCAACTTGCGTAGCCTTGAAACATATTCATAGTTGGTAATCAGGCCACCACATACTATTATTCCATCATTTACGAATGCGATTCGCATATTCTTTTTGCTTCCATTTCTCTTGTTAAATTAGGTTGTCTTGTAACCCTATATCTTTTGCGTAACTGCTCATATCCAGCCGTCATTTGGCTATCCAATAAATCAATCCTTGATTTACCGTGCTTTCTATATTTAAATAACGGTTCTCTTATATGTTTAAATTTAAATCCCTTATCATAAACTCTGTTCCAAAATCCCCAATCTTCAAAAATCTCACTGTTATCAAATCCACCAACTTGTTCAAAAACTCGTCTATCTATCAAGGCACAAGTGGAAGGTATGGGCTGGCATTCTTTCATTTTTTCAGTTTCTGGTTGCCCAACAACACCAACAGCATTTCCAATAAATTGCATATCTGTATAAACCACTTGAACATCTCCTTTCATTTCCTCCAGTGTTTTTTCAATGTAAGTTGGCTCTATTTCATCGTCAGCGTCTAGAAATAAAAGATAATCTCCCGTTGCATTGACTGACCCGGCATTTCTTACGTGGGCTACCCCACTGTTTTGTATATAAATTTTTTTAACATCATATTTTTCGATGACTTCTCTCGAATTGTCGTGGCTTCCATCATCAACAACGATAATTTCGTGGACAGGTGCGTATTGGTTAAGAACCGATTGAATAGCTAGCCCGACAAATTGTGCGTATTGGAAATTGGGAATTATCACTGACACTTTTGGGAATAGAATTTGTGGAATTTCAAATGGTACTTCCACTGGTTGCAAATCATATAACCCACTAACCCACTGATTTTGCCTTGTCAAGGTGCCTATTTTCTGTTCGTTCCAATCTTTGTGATGGATAGCGTTATATCTATGCCACTTCTGGTATTCATAGTTATATCCCCTAGTTCTAGCCAAATGATAAAATTTCACTGGTAGAATTGGCTGTAGTGGATTTTCAAAACTCTTATCTTGAGCATTATCGTATTCAAGAAATGGACGATAAGTATAAAAATCTTTCTTCACTTTGGTCATATCATTTGGCAACATTCCATCATATCTATCGACCGCATCACGTCTATAAAGTCTATCTGGATAATGTTCAAAGTTAGCTTGTTCGTATCCATATCGCCAGCTTAACTGATGGTAACCAACCCTGAAACTCAATGTTTTTTTAGCTTTTCTTACTTCCTCAACAATCCTTTCGCAGGCTTCTTGGGGATACCATTCATCAGCGTCAATTTGCCAAATCCAATCTTGGGTCGCTTGGTCTAAACTAAACTGTCTTAATTCGCCTTGATTATCAGTTTCAGGATAACCAAATATTTTTATCTTGGGGTTGTTAAGGTTCTCTACTATTTCCTTTGTCTTATCTTGTGAGGCATTATCTACAAAGATAATTTCTTCAACATAAGGCAATACTCTCGCTATGCACCCCTCGATAAATTGGGCTTCATTTTTGGCGACTATCAACGCACTAATCATTGTCTTAAAAATAAATTGTTACTTTGCCAGCCATACACACACTGTCTTGTGTCCACCTCGATTTCCTATTTCTTTCTTGACTAATTTAAATTCTGGATAGTTCATTTCTTTAGCTAATCTATTATCATAAAAATTCATAAAGGTGTTTTCAGTGAAATATCTTGTGTGTTCGATACATTCATAGGCCGCATCAGAATCTTTGTGGGGAACTTCGATATAAGCAACTCCACTAGGTTTTAGAACTCTCAATATTTCTTTCATCACGAAGATAAAATCCTCATTCAGTTGGATATGTTCCATAACGTGTTCGCAGTTTATCTCATCGAATTGGTTGTCTTCGCAAGGTATTCCTTTTCTAATGTCGCAAACAATGTCTGGATTGAATGCAGGTAAAATATCTATCCCAATAACTCCATCCTGATGCTTGAATCCTTCGCCCACTCCGATTATTAGTTTCATAATGTTTTCAAATATTCTTCCCACTTATGAGTGTATAAATGCTCCCTCAATATTCTCGCTTTTGATTTTTCCATATAGGGTATTCGTTCATCAGGATTGGCAGAAAAATAATCAATCATCCATTTGAAATGCTCCTTGTCTTTAGCATAAGGCACTTCATCTTCAGAAAAAAATTCTTTGACTATTGGCGTATTGTCCGAAATGGCGAATCCTCCAGCCAGTATGGTGTTGAAAATCCTGTCATTTATCATCTCTCCTGGAATGCCCTGAAACTCCGTTACTATGTTTTTTTGAAAATCTCCGTGAAGATTAGGACAAGCTATGGCTGAACGATAATAGTTTTTGGCCTGTTCGTGTGGGCAAGCAATCCTTGTTACTTCGGAATAATCTAGCCAATCTTTTTTTCGTTCTGAATGGTCAGTGCCTATAAACAAAACTCTTGGTGCTTCAATATTTTCTCCATTAAGATTGCATAGGCATCCATTATGGGGTAGATAGTGTATCTTCTTTCCAAGTTGCTGTTCCGCCCACTGGACACATTCGCCTTTCCATTGCGTTATATAATAATCCGCATTGATTGTCTGAATATCAGGCATAAGAAACTTACTATCTGGCTTAAAATGACCCAACCAACATATCTTCTTTGCTTTTGTATTTTTTAAATGTGCTATAGCTCTTGTCCACTCGCTTTGGAATATCACGAAATCTGCATCTTCTGGTATAACTTGGTATAGGCTCAAAAGTCCAGTCTGATGTCCTAATTCCTCCAATGCGTGCAAATGATGGTCTATAACCAATGAACCGCCATTATTATCTTTTAAATCTCTATTGATTACTATTCCGTAAAACTTCATATCAGCTCTTTTATTTCTTCTATTGAAAATTGTTCTACTTGATTGGAAAATACTTTACCATCCATTGTTTCGTGCATATTCTCCCCTCCTCTATTGCCAATAACTTCCATTTCCACCCTGCCATATTTTTGCATCATCGCTTCCATCAAATCGCCCATCCGCATCGCTTTCATTTCCGGAACATAAGGCTTGGCATCCTTGGCGTTTTCAATGCAATCAAATATCAAATCCACTGCTTGTTCACGTGTCCAGAAGAACCTAGTCATATTCGGTTCGGTTATCATAACCTTTTCGCCCTTCAACATCTTTTCTTTCCACTTGCATAAAACCGAGCCGGTTGAGTAAAGAACGTTTCCATATCTGACCACTCGATATTTAGTCTTTGGGTTGCAATAGGCCATCTGCTCCATCAACTTTTCGCCTAGAAACTTTGTCGCTCCATACACTCCTGAAACTTGTGCCGCCTTGTCGGTAGAAATCATCACAAACGATTTCGGGATATTTATAAAACTTTCTGCAAGCAAATTTATAGTCCCATTGATATTTGTCTGAATTGCCTCATAAGGCTGTCTTTCGGCTATATCAACGTGCTTGATTGCCGCTAGATGATAAACTTCCATAATCCCAATCATCGCCTGTTTCGCCACCCATTTATCAGCAATATCGCCAGTCAAAATTTCAATATGAGGGAACTTCTGCTTCAATGACACTAGCTTTCCTTCATTCCTTGCGACAACTCTTATTTCTCCTTTTAACCTTGGGATAAGGGCTTCCGCTAGAAAACCCGTTCCACCTGTAATCAGTTTCATAGGGTTTTATAGAATAATTGCCACTTCATATCTCTATTCACATCGTATTTTTCCAACACCTCTTTCAATGCATTCTTGTGCAGTTCTTTCCTTAATGCTGGATTTTCAATCAGGTTAGATAGGTGCTTTATCCATAAGCCAGGAGTATCAGCCAATAATCCAGTCTTTCCGTGAATTATGGAATGCTCATATGGATAAACTTTAGAAGCCACCACACACGCACCAGCCAACGTTGATTCAAACCACTTGATGTTCGACTTGCATTTGTTGAAATCGTTATCAGCCAGTGGGCAAATGGAAATGTCTATACCGGCTTCAGTGAACACCCTTGGATATTCGTAAAATGGAACTCCCTTGATATTAATTGTCGGAAACTTGAACATATCGTGTTCTTTCCCAAAAATGACAATTTCAATATCATCCTTGTATTCTTCGTAAATCTTTTCCAAGGCAGTAGAAACTACAGGAATATCGGGAAAATGAGTTGGCGACCATACCCAGCCAATCCTTAATTTTTTGTGCTTCTTGCGTTTATGATTCCATTCATTAGGGTCAATGAGATTCGGGAGAACAACAATGTTCTGATTCAGTGGAAGTAATGCCTGTTTCAATGGTTCAGTCGCAACAGTTACCCAATCAGCACATTCTACCAATCCAGTATTAACAGCCACGAATGTATCCCAACCTTCAGCTTGCCTGACAATATTTCCAACAGGAACTTGCCAGATATTATCGTCAATATCCATCACTAACTTTGCATCAATGGCCTTTCGCATAGACACAAGCACATTAGCAGTGTGAGGGTCTTTCAGATACTTGATATTCCAAATCGGGGCTATCTTTTTGAACCTTTTGGCCAATTCTCCAATTTGGATTTTTTCGTTCTTTCTCAATAGAGTTTTCCTAAACACTGCAAAGTTTTTCAATGGACGGGTCATTCGATAATTCCAAACTGCTGATTCTTTCGGTCTGATACAAAGGATTTTCATTTGGTTTCTTTCACAATAAATCTATTAAACGCTTTGATATTCACTAGTGTTATTTTGCCCTTCTTCTCAATCATTTTATTTTTGTTATTGAAAACTAGAATAAAATGTTTCGGTATTTGATAACCACTAGCCAATCCCTTGTATAGCTTCGTTATTTCTTTTTCAAATTCAATCCCCTTGTTCTTTCCAGCAATGTAGAAAAGAATGAATGAACCAAATAGGCTTACCTTTTCTGTTCTTTTTGCATCTTGTAAAAGAGCTTTCAAATTATCAATTCTTTTAACCTTCTTTTCGTTTCGTATATTCATAATTGCTTTCACGCCTTGGGGCTATCCGGCGTGAACTGGAAGCCCCAGGAACAATTAAAACTTAATTTAATGTTTAAAGTTATTCAGTTTTAAGATAGCTAGGCTACTGTTACCTGTAGGTCAAGGAATCTTTCGCCCCTTCGAGTGAAGGTTTTAAGACCAAACACTTCCAATCCTTTGACAATCTTTCCGAATTTATACGGGTCGTTGTCAATCTGAATGGTAGGTTCAATCTGCATAGCCAACGCAATTTGCTTGGCAAGACCGAAGTAACAATGCTTTCTACTACTGGTTGTGGTGTCTATGTTTTCAGAGACATAAATCTTCACACCCATATAATCCCCAGCATAACCATTTTTGAACGCGGCATCCGCAACATTGAATCCGGAAGTAGTGGCTTTTTCTTCAATAACAGCGGCCACATCGGAATCAACAACAGCTACCAAGTTGCCCAGCAGTTTCTTTCCACCGAGTTTCTTTCGCAACTTTCCTTTCGCTCTAGCAAACATTGTCGCCACATTGGAAGTAGTAAGAGCGATAGCACTTCCACTTGACCCAGCCATTCCGCTGTCGCCAGCGTCAAATGTGTCATAGGCGTTCAGAACTTCGGCATAAGCCAATGTTTCAACCTTTTGAGCCAAAGCATCGGTCAGTTCCCTAATTCCGGCTTCCATCGCAGAATACAGATTCTGCTTCTTATCGACCATATCGAGATAGAAGGACGATTCCCATTGCTGGTCAACATCCAAATATTCATCGGTCGAATCAAGAGCCTGAACTGTTACATCAGTACCCTTGACATATGCTGTCGTTGTCAGCGAACCGAACATTGGGAAATGAACTCTAGAACCTGCAGACAGATTTTTCTTGAAACGCAGGTCGCAAACTTCCTTGGCAGAAAGTTCCTTCATTATGTTTTCCTGAATTGCATCAGCCCAATTTTGCGGATTTAACGCGGCAACATCATTCGTGTATGTTCCCATTTAAATGTGCTAGTCAACATCGGCTCTTTCCTTTTCGGCTTGTTTTCTAATCCATTCCGACTTTTGGGAAGGGGTTAGTTTCTCTACGTCTTCAGCTTTCACTTTAGACAAATCAACTTTTGAGGAAGAACCAGTGTCGCTAGACGGTTTAGCGATTTTATTTTTGGTTTCTTCTTCAATTCTTTTAGCCTCTGCTTTTGCTTTGGCTTCGCCCTTGAAGTAATTGGATGATTCGTAAAGGTCAAATGGGTCTTTATTCAAGGCTTTCGCCTCTTTCTCGACCTCATCCCACACTTCCTTGGCTTCAGGAAATCTATCGAAGTAAAGACGTTTCATAACCGGACTTGTTCCTGTTGAGGGAACGGTAGTTGGTTCTTCAGTCTTTTTTTCCTCTTGTTTATCCGAAGGTTCAGGCTTCTTCTTCCCTTTTTCAGAAAAGAATTTAGCCACGCCCTTTTTAACTCTGGCGTTTTCCCTTTCAAGTCTTTCGACTTTTTGTTCCAATGATTCATCATCGGAAGGTTCTTCGGTCTTCAAGAGTTCTTCAAGCTCCTGGTCGTCTTTAGTTCCTTCTTCCGAGCCAGGGGTAGATTTTACATCTTCCTCGTTCGGGGTAGGTGTTGTTTCAGACATATTTGTGAATTAAAGAATTATATTTGCCTTCGACTAAAGGCAAAACTTAATCCTCTAAAGTAAATCGTTCAGCATCTTTTGAAGTTGCTTCTTGGCCATAATCGCTTGAACAACCAAATCAGCCACTTCTTCTTTCTTGCCCAAATCTATTCCCAACTTTTCTATGCGGCTCAAACTATCGAGTTCCATCAGGTATTTTTGGATTATTTCTTCAACAACATACTTTTGGAATGCCTGATTGTCTTTCAATGATTCCAAAAACATTAACCTAACCTTATTTATCTTCTCTTTGGCTTTGGTCTCCTTTTTCTCTTGAGCGTGTTTTTTCTTGTCGTATTTTACTTGTTTCATATCGCTGGGATTGGAGCATTCATTGCTTGAGCATCGTTTTGCGTCTTCAACATCTGTTGCATCATATTTTGTCTCATTGCCTCTGCTTCCATCGCTTTCTGTTCAGGCGTTTTATCGTATTGCCTTGGGTTTTCATTCAACAGGTCAAGGATAGTATCTTCAACAGCTTCCTTGTTTTTTGTAGAGTTCGGGTCATTCTTGATTCCGACTAGGGTTTCAACCTTGGACTTCTTATCAAACGATTCATTGGTTACATAGAACTCGATGAATGAATCAACACCCTTTAGCATTTCTTTCTTCAGGTCAGGGAATCGCATATCATCCATCTTGGCCAGTTGAGCCATCACTTGTTCACGCACTTGTCCATATTTTTCTTCAGTTGGGTACATTCCAGTTGCTTCTTTCATATCGGAAGCCCACTTGTTCATCGCATTATCAACAAGGAAATTGTCCACCTCGACTAATTGTCGTGGGTCTCCGATGATAGCGTTAAATTCTTGCTCATCCAGTTCATTCAAAATATCCTCGAAGTATCCATTCTGAAACAGCCCCACAATAAAGTGGTGCATTCGTTCACGAACAAAGTCATAGGTAGTCTGTTGCGTTTGAGCATTGATAGACGCTTGGGTAGCAGAAGTAGAAGCTGGCATTTCTTCGCCAGTTCCTTGGGCGGTAACTCCTAATGTCAATCGCATCAATTCGTATAGCTTGTCAACGTTGGCGATATATTCGGCCGTCTTGGTATCAACAACAAGTCTTTGGAAATCCTCATCTTGTGCCAAACTGATAACGGCGTGGGTATCCAAATTGCTGATGTATTCTTGGGTCAATGAATTGGATTTTTCCCCAGCCTTATGAACGAATATTCCTTTCAAATCAAGAATATCCTTTTTGCGTTTGTTGTTGGTGTATTCGTTATAGTGTTCTGAAAGTCCGGACAATAGTTCAGCACATCCGAAAGCCAACCATCGGCCAGGTGCATCAAAGAAGTCGGCTTGTTCATATGGGTACATTTCTTCAACATCGCCTAACTTTATGGACATTCTCTTTGACTGCCTCTTGCGTTTGTATGGAGTTTTGAACCTATCCAACTCAACTTTAGGTTGCCAATCATTAGGCTTCTCGTTCTTTTTCCAATCAACTATTTCGTTATCCAAATACTTTATGCACACTTTGTGGACATCGGTTAATTTCTCCTCCAAAGTATCTTGTGTCCACCATTCAAATATTCTGAATTTTGTTTCTCCTTCTTCTTGCATCTTCTTCCAAAGGGCTTCAATATCTTCCCAAGCACCTTTCCAATCATCTTTATAAGACTGCATCTTTTCCCAAGAGTAATAACAGGCTTCGGCGTGGTCTCTCTCTTGTGGGTCTTTGATTGTGGCGTTAGTGGTGTAGTTTCTTAAATCAACTGTTTCGACCTTGCCATCAACACGCTTGGTCATAGAACTTCCAAACCAACACACATCGCCCAATACTTTATCAACGTATTTACCAAAAAAAGTCCTACCCAAGTGGGTATGGACTGCCATTTTAAATAAAGATAATACTCTTATTCCTCGTCCGTTCAAACTTCGGATGTTTAAATCTTTCAGGTCAATATCAGAAGCCATTATGATAGTCCGATAAATAACCCATATCATCCGATAAAATATTCTTGTGAATCCACTGTCTTCTGTTTCTCCATTCTCAAACTTGGCGTTGTAAAGTCTATATGATTCCTCGATTACATCACGAAGATTATATGAAACGCCACCTCCAACCTCGATGGTCATATCTTCGTTGTTCTCTAGGAAAGTTTGAAAGTCTTTTGGTGTTTTCATCTAAATGATGTTAATTTTGCTTGTTGTATTGGTTTCGCTACTGGTATTGGCGTTTCTTCAGGAGTAGTTGCCCAACCTCGAAGCATATCAGCACAATGGCTTGACCAATCGTGCTTCGGACTTTTTCGGAAGACTTTATTTTCTTCGTCATAGTCCTTATGGTAATTTTTTAATGCTTTCAATGCTCTGTCGCATCTTGTTTTATCTATATAAAGCGTTTGTAGTCTGCCTCTTACCGCTTGGATTCCATCTTCAATCGGTAGCATCGGAACGGCTGATTTGAGTGTTCCATCTTTTTTCTTGATGGTTTCAAATGTTATTCCTAAATCCTTGGCGGTTTCCAACCTCGACCTACCAGTTCCTAATTCTCGAACAACTATATCGTGAGGTGCGTAATGTTTACCAAAAATATAATTCTTCTTTCCGAGTTCTTGAATATAATATGTTAATCCTTCTCCACTTTCTTCCAGGTAATCAAAGAATCTCCATTGCAATCCGTGCTTCTGAAAAAATCCTACTGATGTTGAATCATCTATTCCCAAGTCCCACCAGGTATGAACCAATAAATTTGGGTCATATGGAACATCGGTAATCTTTCCATCCTTTTCCATCTGCTCAACAATCTTTCCATAGAAACTTCCAACCAACGCCGCTGAAAAACTGTTGTAGTATTCCTGCTGGAATATTCCATCATCTCCGTTCTTGGCTATAATCTCTTTTCTTTCCTGCTCCAACACTTCCGTCTTAATCGCTCCTGTATCATCGACAGTCAGGTTTGAAACAAACCAATGTTCAGGGTCAGTCAGTGCGTAATCCAGTAATTCCTTGGCGTGATTTTCGCCTCTTGGCGTGAAATTGAATATCGCCCATCCTTCGTTCTCCGCTAGAATTGGTCTAATATAGTCCCAAGCTCTAGGGTCTTGCAATGAATATTCTGAAAATATAACCCCTCTTGGATTTGTTCCAACTATCGTATCAATGTTGTCCGAACCGACTACTTGAAACGTGCTACCGTTTTTAAATTCAATGAACATTTCATTCCCAACTGTTCTCAATCTTGTTTCCTTTGGCAGATGGTCAAGAAATCTCATTCCTTGCTTATCTGCTCCATTCCACAAAATCTTTTTTCCTTGGTTGTATGTTGGGAATATATAAAAATATGCTCCTACTGTCTCATAAACTTCTCTAGCGATTATGTTAATGTCTGTCTTTTCCTTTCCTGCTCGTCTATGCCAAACTTGAATTATCCTTTTATACCCTTCATCAATCTTGTCGAAAATTACCTGTTGGTAAGTTCTGGCTTCGTATTTATGGGGTATCGTTATTTCCATTTTTGCGAATTACATTAACTATCAATGGATTTTCTTTATCTCCTGTGAGTTGAGTTTGGTTCTGGTCTTTCCAGTTGTAATTATTCTTTAGGTTAAAAATCACTCCTGCTACATTATTTCCAAACAAGCATTCTTCGGCGTGATTCTCGCATTTTTGCTTGGCCTTTTTTAGGGTGTTACTAAATTCGTCTTTTTCTTCATACTCGCACAATACTTTTCTACTTGTGTCAAGAGCTAAAGCTAGTCCTGTAACAGTAAATGGTTTTATCTGAACCTTCTTCTTTACTGGCTTTTTTTTAAATTTACCTGTTGTATCGAATGTCCTATTTCCATCCTCATCCCTATCATCTTCATCAAACCATTTATCTTCAAAGCAACTATCAAAGTACTCGTCTATCTTTTTTTGTAATTCTTCGACTGTTTTGAATTTGAGTGGCCTTCCGACATTACTTTCATTTTCTTCAGGCAATTTTGAATCTTCAGTTGGTGTAACTGGCTCTTGGTTAGTATTTGTTTCTTGGGAAGTTTCATTTTCCACTATTTTTTGAAATGCTTTAACTGTATCTTTTTAATAGGGAATGGTTCTTTGGCCTTCTTGCACTTCTTGATGAAATCCCTTTCCTTATAATTTGGTCTGCCTATTTTTAAAACTATTTCGATACTATTGTTCCTTTTATCAATTTTGCCTTTATAAACCCTTCTTGTGGCGGTTATGACTGATTTTTCGCTTAAATACTTGGTGGCCTGTCTAGCCTCCGTGTTTATGAGTAGTTCGACTGTTTTTCCAATGTCGTTTTTCATAATTCCACCTCCTTTTCCAAAAATACCCTTCTTTTAACTTCTCCTTTTTCTATGCGTCTGATTGCTTTTGCTATTTCCTCGACCTCAAACTTCATTTCGTGCCATAAATATCTTTCTTCCTCTGAATTGAATGGAAGAAGTAGCCGCATTGCCTTTTCTTTTTCCCTCATTCTGGATTCTAATTGCGTTTTGTTCATCAGGCGGATTTGAATAGATACGAGTGGAAAAAATATCGCATATAGCGTATCCGCCTTTCGCTAGTTGGGTTGCATTCAACTACGCCTGAAAAACAAAAAAGACACCAAACATTTAAGTTGGCGTCTCGTACGGTTTGAGACTATTTGATTACTTTAAGTCTAGCATACTTTTAGTTTTCTGTCAAATTTACCTCCGTAACCACATCGCAATTTTTACAAATCAACCCATCCTTAACATAAACAACTAATTTGCCTTTAAACCCTGACTCTTTTAATTGCATAATCGTCTCAAGTATTTTATCTAATTCTTTATCTTGTGGGTCTATCATATTTGTATTTTTATATCACTCTTTTTCATTATTACCGCCATTTTTAATTTCCTTATGCAAGCCGTATGATATGGCTTTGGCTTCTCCAAATCATCAGCAATAATGTAAAATTTGATTACGCCATTGGATTTGCCACACCATCGACACTTCTCTTTTTTTGGTCTTTGCATACACATATTATTTCTTTAAAGGGAAATTGAAAGGATAAACACGCTTCGTTTGAGAACCTTCAGCAATGGTGCAGTTCTCCTTCAAATAAACTAGGCCTCTCCATAGCCCGCCCCACTTTAAGAGCGTTTCCTTTCAACAACCCTCTAAAGAAACAAGTTCGTGGTACTCCTTTTCGTAATCAATTCTCTTTCTAGTGATAGCTATTTCTCTCAAATAATCCATCTTGCCAGGATATAAATTATTTAATTTTTCTTTCATCAAATCCGTTCCTGAACCGTGAAAACTTATCTTTCCAAATCTATGACAGTGGACGCATAAACTTATTATGTTGCAGTCCTGATTGGCCATTTGAGGATAAGCACCGACTGTCAGTAAATGATGTGCGTCAATTTTACAATAAGATTTTCCACAAATTTCGCAATAAGGAAAGTTTAATCGGTGTTGTCTTTTGGCTTCTTCACTTCCTTTATCCCGCCAATATGTTTTTCCTTTTACTTTTGGTGTTTTCTTTTTCATAATAGTTTCTTTTGTTTTTCTATTGGATTGATTGCGTATTCCAGTATTTGTTTTCCAATTTCGGGTTCTACGCAGTTTCTTAATGCTAGTCTTTTGTCGATGCCATTGTAATCTTTTAAACTCAAACCTTTTCGCTTTTCCAAAACATCAATCGTTCCATTATGTTCCCTACAACCATTGCTTATGTCTGGTACATAAAAGTTCATCCAAAATAAATGACTGCCTATTTGTTGTGCTGGAATCAATGGTTTATACCAAGGCAATACATTTTCCACCACATACTTTCCTTTGAAATATCCTTGTAAGAATATAATTTCCTCATATAGCTTCATATTCGGGAAAATCGGTTTGTGAACGCCTTTTTCTTTCCCATATTCTGAACAGGCTATAGCATATCTAGCCCTTGAATGAGTCGGACAAGGTGGAGAACTCCAAATGAAATCAAATTCTTCATAATGTTCTAAAAGGTACTTGTGAGCATCGGCGACAATCACTTTGTCGTTTGGGAAGAAATCAGCATATATCTTTGCAATTTCAGCCTTGTTTTCAATGGCTGTAATTTGATGCTCATTTCCCCACATTTTACGATTCCCACCGATTCCACAATACAAATTCAAAATTTTCATTTTTTTCTTAATATTTCTTCGTTTTCTTTTGCCATTTGGTCTCTATTTTCTTTTTTTTCACAAAACTTACAATAAACCTTACATTTCCCACTAGCATCCCCGCCAAACTTTTCCCCACAAAACAAACATAGACAGACGGTTTTCAGTGGCTTATCGTCTTTATTTATCCTAAAAACAGTATTGTTTTTGATGGCGTAATTTGACGTTCCTTCGACACGCCTAACGTTGTTGGCAGATTTCTCTTGCATAAAAATTGACTAAATTTATTGCTCTTGTTAGGTCTATCCTCTTTTTTTCGATTGAATCGAAGTGTCTTTTTTCCAGTTTTTCGTCCAGGCATTTTATGCAGATATGCCCGACATTATCCATAACATCCGCTTCTTTTTTGCATTTGTAGCAAATCATATATTTTATTTAATTATTATTTACTTGCATCAATCTTTTTTCGGCGGTAGATAGTAATTCCCTACTGGCCTTGCATTCATCTTCGCCTTTGCCTGAAAGAAAATTTTTCAGTCCACCGATTATTCCTTTTAACGCTGTTTCTCGGCTAGTATTGAGTAGCCCTCCAAATCCCATTCCTGGCACTTCCTTAAATCTATTGGTTACTGGCGGTCTTTTATCAGGATAGGCTTCATAGTATTTGGAGATGGTCAAAATATCGCAGATATTATTTACTTTCACTGGACTTCCATCAATCATAATGATTTCATCAGCTCTTTTATCCAGCAATTCATTCTGTTTTTCAGCAGTTAATAAATAATGGATTTTTGAATATGTGATTATTGCGTGGGTATAGTTCATAAATTTATAATCATCTTTTTAGCGTCTTCAAATGAAATTATTTCCCCATAAAGTTTTCCACTTAATTCTTCAGCATTTCTGGTCAAAGTGAATGCGGCCTTAACCAAATCATTTCTTCTGACCGCCTCATATTGGTTGTGGTAGGCTTCAGCTTCTTGCTTCAGTCTGAAATTTTTGCTTTTGAAATATTTATCCCACCAATTTTCTACTCCTTCTTTTTCCTGTTGAAATACGTGCGTTATTTCGTGGGCAACCAAATCATAGGGCAGTTCTCTATCGAAATAGATTGTGTCGCCATACGTGAATATCGTGGTTTCGCTGATTGGGAATTTCTTTTTGGCCTTTTTAAATAATGGAAAGTTTTTTTGCTCATCCATATAAATTTTCATTCTTTCCGGCTCATCTTTGCACTGTCCGCAATAAGCTGAACCATCACGTCTCAACCTAAAACAGTTTTTGCACATCCCCACCGCATTTTGAATTTTTAGTTCCGTTTTCATTTATTTTGTGTTAATTCTCTTAATGTTTTCCCTTTTTTAGTTTCCCTATTTCTATAATCCACCACTGTTTCTTTTCTGAAGCATACGCTAGGTTTCCAGTTGCAGAATTTTCCATAATCTCCAGCGAACCAAATTATTACTTCAGTGGCTAAATCCATATCCTTTTTGCATTTATTCCAAAAAAGTTTTATTTGGGCGTTCAGTCTTGAATTTTCCTTGGTGTAGTCGGTTACATCATCATCTTCAGCGAAATATGTTTTGTCGTGTACCTCATTGACTGCCTTTTTGAATATTGGAATCAGATTGTCCCTAATAATAAAATCCAACTGATTTTCAGTTAATGTGGTTTCAATTGGTTCTTTTCCTAATCTTTCCCTATATTGATTAACAAAATATTTTTTATTTTTCATAGTTTCTTTATTGTCTAATATAACCTTACCTAAACTAACCTTACCTAACCTACGGGGCGGTTTCGTTGCATTTTCGTTAACGAGTTCTGTATAAGCCCCATTTTCCTTGATTTTAAGCCTTTTTTTTTCCTCTATATAAGCAGTCTCCTTATACCAGTCTTTTCTGATAAGATTATTGATTCTCCAGTGCTTTATGACGATTACGCCATTTTCAAAAATCAATATAAATCTTTTGGCGATAAGAAGTTTTAAATCATCTTCATTTCCACCAGCCATTCGCATTATCTTTTTGGGGTTTCCTACAAATCCATCATCGTCAGCCCTCATTCCTAGGTGGAAATAAAGAGATTGTGCTGAAACTGGCATATCAAGAAAAGCATCGCTATCTATTATCTGTGGACTAAACATTCTTCTTTGAGCCATAAAATTTTAATCTAAATATTTTGCTTCGCTTCAAGGGCATTTACAACACTTGATGTCTTGATTGCTCCAATCAACTTATCCAAGCCTTTCAAAATATACATAATCTTTAATTCCTTTTTCCCGTCTTCCTCTTTCAACCAACGCATTTCAACCGCTTTATCTGAAAGCGGTTTATCTCCTAAATATTTGCAATTCCAAAATTCAGCTTTTTTGAGCTTTAAATCTTTGTAATCATCCGTCAATGACGAATAGACAGTGGCTAATTCAATATGAAGTTCAGCAAGCCGATGAGGATTGTTTTTAGCAATAAATACTTCTTGAGCGTAAGTTGATAGATTTTTTTGTGTTGTTCCCTCCATTTGATTAGTTTTATTTTTTACTCCTTGATTATTCTTTTTCCCCAACGTGCAGGTTTTGGTCTTCTAGGACACTGGCTTGGGCTTGTTCCAAACTTTCAGCCTCTACCTCCCAAGTCTCTACTTCGCCATTGTCGTGAAACTTGGTGGCTATATATTTCTTTTCCGGCATTTCCCCTTCGTCTTCCTTGGTTCTGCATTCCTGGCACATCATATAGCCATTTTCATTAGGTATGCAGTCGGTTTCTTCCTGGCAATATTTGCAAGTTGTCAAAGTTGTGTCGCTCATATTTTTATTTTATAAAGTTAAGGTATCAATAATTTTCCACAAAGCTAGCGTCTTGCCATCAATTTTCTCCACTCGATAATTCCCTGATTTTATTGACGTTTCATCAATGCCATTCTCTTTAAGCCAGTCTTGATATTTTTTATTTTTCTCGGTCTTTATCTGCTCCTCTTTTTTCAGACGCTCTTTTTCTTTCGCCTCTAATTCCAACCTGTCCTTTTCTTCTTTGGCAACCCGTTCCTTTTCTTCCTGTTCTCTTTTGATTCGGTTTATTTCTTCCTGTTTTTCTCTTTCAGCTTTTTTGATGGCTTCAATCTTTTCTTCTTCCTTTTTCTTTAGTTCTTCCTCTTTTTTCCTTTCAGCTTCTTTTTTTTCCTTTTCAACCCTTTCCGCTTCCTCTTTCTTTTCTCTTTCGGCCTTTGCTTCGGCTTCCTTCTTGGCTTTTTCGGCCGCTTCAGTTTTGGCCTTTTCCAATTCTTCGGCTCGTCTTTTAGCATCTTCTTCCTCTTTTCGCTTCCTTTCTTGTTCTTCCAAGAACGTCATTTTTCGTTCATTGTAGGTTTCTGAAAATTCCTTCTCATCCATTGAAAGCAAAATGTCATCATCAACTTTAAGGCCAATTTCTTCAAGCATTTTTACGCGGCTTGGCAATAATACACGTCTTTCCTCTTTCTTTTTTTCCTCATCTATTTTGTCTCTCTCAAATTTCAAAGCGTCCTCAACCGGAACTATTACCGCCAACAATTCTTTCTCTTGTCTGATTACTTCTTTCTGATAAGCCAATGCTTCTTCACGCTCTTTTTTTCCAAACTTGGTAATATCGACACGAAGTTTTTTTAATTCCTGTTGCCCGTCATAGACGGCCTTATATCCTTCCTTGTCGCCTAGTCCTTTTATGGTTAATCCTTTGTATTTTTCAGCTATTTTTGTAGCCTCAACAACACTTGGATTAAACACCACTATTTTTTTGTCCATATTTTTGTTCTAATTCTTTAATTAGCTTTTTCCCTTTTTCTATGCCCAAAATTAGACTTTCCTGTTTTTTCAATTCCGGCTCGATGCGGAAAATGAGCATATTTTTATCAAAGTTTATATTGTAAAAACATAAATCCCACCACTTCCGGCCAGTAATTAGAAGACACATTTGAACTTGCCAGATGAATTTCGTTTCAATCTCATTTTCTCCATTAACCAATAGTTTGAAGAAATTTACATCATTCACACATTTAATTTCCAATCCACCATCTTCGCCCACCAATCCATCAGGACTACAACCGACATATTCGTCTTGCTCGATGAATCCAACCTGTTCCACTATTTCGTGTTCTATCTCATATGTTTGCCTGGCTTGCTCCTCGAGTTCAACACCTCTGTCCATATCAGAATTGGTATATCGGTCTTTGTTGTTAGAATATTTTTCAGCTAGTAACGAATAGACGTAACTTTCCAACCCTTTTCCATTTGCACCGATAGCTTGAGCGTTGGAAGCCGTTAGCTTTCCCTTGCGAATATCAAACCATTCTTCACTACACTGTTGGATTTTGTGAATCTTCATCTTTTTTGGATTGAATGATTAGTTTTTTGATTTCTGACGCATAAGCGATAACCTCTTTGTTTCCCTTTAGTTCCTTGGATAATGATTTGAATATTTTGAATAGTTCAGATTCCGTCATTGCTGTTTGAAGAAGGCTTTTCGCAGTTTCAATATTGCCTTCTGTTATTTGCAATGCTTCTTCCCTATCTTCATCGCCAGTCATTATTCCTAGAGCATTCATAAAGGCATATCTTTTGGAGAATGTAGAAGCCGCAGCCGCAACTTGTGAATTAGACATAATGCCAGTTTTAGTTCCAAGTGGCACTTCCATTTCCGAATATTCGCTATGTCCAGCAATATGCTTAATGACGCATATTGACTTAACTTTGTTTTCTCCCATTTCCGTCTTGATTGAATAGCTCAATCCATTTTTGGACAAAATACCTCTGACCTGACTTACGATTGATTCAATTGGAGCATAGGCGTACAGGAATTTGTTTCCATCCATAGCCTTTTTAGTTTTTTTAATTTCAGGAAATTCCGCTTGTGCGTTGGCCATTGCCAAATCGAATTGCTTTTTAGCTTCTGAAGCATCGACCCTTTCCTTCAGTGCCAAAATTTTCTCGAAAGTTTCCACGGGTATGCCTTTTTCGACGGCCTGCAGGATAATTTCTTCCATAGAAATAGGCTGTTTGACTTCAGCTATTTCAGTGTCTTTTTTGGGAACAATTCCCTTTTTTTTAGACATAATTTTTTAGTTAATTATTTAAATATTTCTTATAACTTCCATTGGTGTAAGCTACCCAAGGATTCCAACCCCTTTTCTGATATTTTTCCGATGCTACCGCCAAATTCTTATCAACTTCAAATAATTCTGATGGGCAACCTTTTCCTGGCACGTTGATTTGTGTAAGTCCACAATCAGTTGACCAGGCGTTGTCTTCATCTCCCTTGTTGCACGACTTGCTGATATTTCCATATCGGCAGTTATAATTGACCGCATACGGATTTAATTTTGATTCTGCTTTTACCACCGCCACTGCCGTTTCTTCATCATCTCGAAAGGTTTTCCTGATAGCTGTTTCGATGTGAGAAGGTGGAAGACTACTTTCGGTCTTGCCGATTTCATCTTCCGAATTGTCGTTAGTAACGACAGATAACTTCTCGATAGGGACGAGCGTAACAGTAGATTCCTCTACCACATCGCCGATTTTACCCTTATTTAAAATCTCAACAGTTTTTGGAACAAACCAATCGCGAGTGCCAAGCCAATCAATACACCAGTTGCAAGTGGCAAGAATACCAACAATAAAGAAAACCATAAATAATCCTTTCTCAATTGTTTGTTTAAATTTATTTTTTCGTGTTCGTTTTCCATAGATACGCATTTTGTTTTTGTATTTCCACCCAAAAACTTTCTTATTTTATTAGTTCTCTTTTTTTGACCAGATAGTCCTCAATCTTCAAAATTTCTTCTCGCAATGCTTCCACATCTTCTTTCTCCGCCACTTCCAGGAAGTTCTGGAAAGCCCGATAAGTGTTTTGGACTTTTTCTCGAAGTTCTAGAGCAGAGATATATTCAGTATTGATTTCGTGTTTAGGCAT